TGTGTTCATTTCTTTAATGAATCATACTATCATCACTTCCGTTCCTGGTGGGAGTACGACGTCCCTCTAAACGTCAATATGTCTGCTTCTCCCGGTTTCTCCTGGAAGAAGCTTTTTAAGACCAAACGTGATTTTTACAACCATCCTAGTCACCTACGTTGGTTGCATGATTTCCTTTGGTATAGCTACTATTTCAATTGGATCGAACCCTATACCGCTTCCTTGAAGAGTGAGCTCACCCCCGTGGACTCAATAAAAGCCGGTAAATGTAGGCTGTTTTACATAGCTGGCGTTATGACCGACTTCTGCATGAAACTTTTGTGTAGAAACTTCAACGCTGCGTTAAAGGACCTCCCTTGGTGTTACGTTGGCTACGTCGCCGAATACGGTGGTGTGGCTGACCTACGCCGCGAGCTCGAAAATCATAAGAATGAGTACCCTGAGCTCGTTTATTCCGAAGATGACCAGAGTAAATTTGATCTAGGAAAAAGAAAGAAATCTTTCAAGGTTACTCTGCAGATACGGCTTCACAATCAAAAGCCCTGTCTGCGCATACACAATAATGTCCTGTGCCATCTGTACAGGATAGCACGTAAGAAGTATCTTGTCTGGCTCGACGGTAAAGTCGTGGTGTGTTTCCGCGGGAACCCTAGTGGTTTCGCCAACACGTCCGAAGATAATACCCTCGACCATTTCCTCGACAAGTATTACACTATCGTTCTTAAACAAGGCTATTCCCCCGAATACTTTAAGAACGTTTGTAAGTTGGTTCTAGTGAGTGACGACGGACTTTCTCTCATACCGAAAGATTGTACGGACCCCCGTGTGCTCGCTTCGACCGCTGCTTCTTTTGGCCGCGTCTGGAAAGGCCACCCCCGCCAACCAGACAGAAACATTGTCGGTAGGGAGTTTTGCTCAATTAGATTCCTTCCTACTGGTCACGTCATAGCTCGTGACAAGGCGTTTGCCAGCGCCAATTACCGCGGGAAAATGACCGACGAACTTTATCTCGCTAAGCTACAAAGCCTTGCCACCCTTCTGGCCGGGTGCCCAAGCGACCTACGGCAATTCTGTGAATGGGTAGGTGCTGCTGGGTGGTACGTTGATGAACAGCGTGCCTTGGCTATTGCCAATGGCACCCTGAATGAGCCGCCGTGTTTTTGATTTTTTTACATAGCTTATATTTATTTAAGGGCGGTACCGAAATTGGGTTTTAAATAAATATAGCTCGTTATCCTCAACGCCCTATTGCAAAATGGTTAAAAAGAAACAACTTCAACCTAAGTTACAACGTATGACCGTTGGACTTAATCCTTACGCTCATATGCTCCTGGACCCTGAACACGCACAAGTTATGGGAATTCCAGACGAATACCCTTATAAAACGCACAAGTGTAAGATCGCTATGTCAAGAACCGCTAACTTTGACGCCAATGGTAATGCTTTCTGCACTATCGGCAAGTCAATAGCGGAGTTCTTCGGACAACTTGAAAGCTCCAGCAAATCTGCATGGCGCCAATGGGATTTTAGCAACTATGCTAGTTCCTCTTGGCAACCACAGCGTGAATGGCATCGAGAGGAAGATTATCCGAATGCTGGAAATGTCGCCGAACAGTTCCCACCTCATTTCCTTGATGTTCAAAACGATCATATAGAAACTTCCAAAGTTGGCTATAATGATTCAAGTGCTTTGAGCAGCACGGACATGGTGAGGTGCTCTGCAGGTGATGAGTTCGTAGTATCCGCATACACCGCCGG